TTAATTATCTTTAGAAAAAAATCTCAGTATAATTTATAAAATGCCTTTAAGAAAAAAAGTATTTAAAAAGAAAAGAATGCCGAAGCGCAAACCGCGCATACCAAAAGGCATTAAGTCTTATATTAGTAAGACTATAAGAAGTAATGAAGAAACAAAATTAACATCAGTAACCGCAGGGTTTACTGGATACAATTCTTCAATTAGTTCAGTCGGTGACTATGTAACTTGTTTACCACCTGTACCACAAGGCACAGGACAAAGTCAGCGTATAGGTCAAGCTATTAGACCTATTAAGTTAGTTATTAGAGGATATGTTATTTATAGTGCTGACTCTCAATTAAATGCACGAATGATAGGAGGGCGTATGTTCTGTTTTAGTGATAAAACGGTTAGTAATTATGGCGTAGCAACATCAGCGGGAGCGAATTACAATCTATTGGATGTAGGAGGAACTTCACAGACATTTGACGGCACTGTAGCAAGATATGAATATCCACATAACAATGACCAATTCAAATTTTATATTGATAAAAAATTTAGGATGATGAAACCTTGGGGTTACACCAATGTAGGTTCAACATCTACTCAAGCAATAGTAAGTATGGATAAATCTATGTATAGACCATTTACCATTACATTAACTCAGAAGCAACTACCAGCAATTTTGAAGTATGACCAACAATTGAATGTAAATTTCCCTACAAATTTTGCGCCCTATGTAGCACTTGGATATTGCGATTTACTATCTTATCCTGCTGATACAGTAGTAACTCAGTTAAATATGACATTCACAAGCACTCTTTATTTCAAAGATGCATAAAAGGTAAACCCTCGCTTCGCTCGGGGGGAGACCCAGTTTAGTCATAAGTAAGAAAACTTCCAAGCGAAGACCTTTAGGTCAAGCGCAGGAAGTTTTCCCTTTCTCTACGGAAAAGGGGGAGACCCTCCCCTTGCGGGGGGGTCGGGCAACAAAGGCGGGGTCTAGGGACTCCCCGCCTTTGCCCCTTTGAAGGCGCTCCCAACGGGGGGGCGCAGGACTTGTCCGTTGAAGAAAATCATAAGGTACAGCTCCCGCTGAACCTTATGATTTAAGGGGAAGATATTTCAGTAATCTTCCACCTATCTGCAGATAATTTATGCTCCTCGGGAGGCATATTAGCAAAGATAATTATATGAGGCGGGTTGAATAGTCTCATACCTGTCTCATATTTAGTGTTGCAAATCATACCATTCTTGATTTGCTCTATCGCTTTATATGATACTGTATTCCCGTTATCACGCGGGACATCAATAACAATAATAGAACGGCACGTAATATTAGGAATATTATAAACGATATTAATTAAATCGCTCTTTTTTCCTTCGTCTATGTATATAGCGTTATGAACAGAACACAAATATTTCGCAAAAGAACTTTTGCCGACACCACCAATGCTTTCCCAAAACCAGTGTATGTGTCTCCCGTGTGCTGGAGAGGCAATAACTTGCAGTATGTCAAGTTGCCAGTAGTAAGTAGGAACTATGAGTTGGACGTCTTCCCAGTAATTACTAATATAATTACCGCCTTTACGGCAATATTTAAGGTTGTCCGCCTGAGAACCTTTGCATTTTTCAAAATGCGTACGTCCTAATCCTTCAATTTTTTTAAATTCAGTAATTCTCATCTTGTGATGGAGTTCAATATAACCTTGCAAATGAGGTGTGCCTTCTGCGCCCACCTCAAACCCGTAAATATAATGACCTACACTTCCTAAAGAAGTTGGAACTATATTCAATTCATTGTTAGAATAATTGTTAAGAGTAAAGCAATAATGCTTTGCTGGACTTGGTTGTTTAGAGATTTTGGTGTCAGTATTACCCAAAATCTCCTTGGAACTCTTGGAACTTTTTTTTCCTAAAACTTCGCAAAATTTTAAAAGATAATCGTCCAT